ATAAAGTCAAATAAATAATAAGCCAAAAAGGAATATTATTATGGGATTATTTGACGGTGGACAAAGCCTAACTTCAACAATTGGAGCAGGCGGTGGACTTATAAGTGCAGTAAGTAGTGCGGCAAGTCCTGATGGACTAATGTCGGCAATTCGCAGTGGTAATCTTCCAGCGGCTGGAGAAGCAGTTGGCGATATTCTAGGGGCTGTGGCTGAATTCAGCAGTAACGATTCTCCAGATGATTGGCGTGTACGACTTAGCATTGCAAAATGGTCTAGTTTTCGATCTAGTCCTGTATTAAAACCATTAAACGATGCAGGAGCATTGATATTTCCTTATACTCCAAACATCAGTATAGCTAGTTCTGCTACTTATACTTCTATTCAAACTACACATACAAATTATTTGTTTAATGCTTTTAAAAATAGTGATCCAGGATCAATTAAAATTACAGCACCAATGAATGTAGAAGATCAAACACAGGGACTATATTGGATTGCCGCGGTTCATTATTTAAGAAGTTTAACCAAAATGTTTGCTGGATCTGATCCGAAGGCCGGCAATCCTCCGCCGATAGTTTTCTTAAATGGTTATGGAAATTATATTTTTAAGAATGTTCCAGTAGTAGTTAAAAGTTTTAGTACTTCGTTAGATGAAAAAAGTGACTACATTGGCGTTGATGTAGTAGGTAGTGCTGCCGGAGCTATTCAAGGAGTTACTGATAGTCTTGGCGGACTAGCAGATACACTTGGTGGCGCAATTCCTGATCTTAGCGGAGTTACTAGTACTATAAGTAGTGTAACTGGCGGCATTGGACAAGTAGCAGGTTTATTAGGAACATTTGGTGTTGGCGGAGCAACCAGCGGCGGCGTTGCCCATGTCCCAACAAAAAGTTCATTTATAATAGAACTTGTACCGATGTACAGCAGAGATAGTGCCCGCAAGTTTAGTCTTGATAGATTTGTTACAGGCGGATACTTAAACAACCCATTTGGATATATTTAAACATGTCTGCAATTTACTCAAATACAAGTCCTTGGTACACAACTAGTATTAAGCAAGACTATCTTGACATTTTAAAAATACGGCCAGTAAGCGCCGAACCTGATGATTTTTTATATACTATTGAACCACAGTATGCTTACCGTCCTGATTTATTAGCATTTGACTTATACGGCGATGTAACCCTGTGGTGGGTGTTTATTCAAAGAAATCTTGACGTGTTACAAGATCCAGTATTTGATTTTACCATTGGAAAAAAAATATATATTCCTAAAAATAGTAGTTTACAAACAGTGTTAGGATTATAAAATGGCAATACCTGATAGTGCTACTGCTATTCCTAACGCAATTAATTCAGCAACGTCTGTGTTAACAGGCCCTGCATCTGCGTTGTCATCAATAAAAGATTCTATTAGCGGTGCATTTAGCGGATTTAGTAAGAATTTTGTTAAAACAGGAGCAAGATTACCTTTACCTAATCCGTTGTTTAAGTACGCTAGTTACACATATGTATTTGGTGTAGGTTGTTTATCAGCAGATCAACTAAACAATCCAGATACTACATATCGCAAAGGTCAAAAATTAAAATTAATATGTAAATCTGGTAGCATTGATCCAAATAATCGAGTTAAAACCCCCTATGGAAAATTTGAATTTTATATAGACGATGTAGAAATTAAAAGTCTAATAGGATTTGAAGAAGGTAATAATACAAATGCGCTTAAAATAAAATTTAAAATTATAGAACCTTATAGTATGGGTTTGTTTATGATTGCTTGCCAGCAAGCCGCTCAGGAACTTAAACATCCTAATTATTTTGAAGCACCCTATATATTAACAATTGATTTTAAAGGTATAACTGAAACTGGAAAAATTGAAAGTATTCCGGGTACTAGTAGACAGATCCCATTTAATTTTACTATAGTAAGTATGACCGCTGACGAACGTGGCAGCATGTATACCTGTGAAGCTATACCAGTTAATCAACAAGCATTACTTGATGATAATGTCAGATTTAAAAGCGATATAAGCGCCAAAGGAACTACAGTACAGGAAATCCTACAAACTGGCGAAAAGAGTATACAAGCGGCAGCAAATCAATTTTATCAAAATCAAAAAATCAAAAAAATAGTTAACGTTCCCGACGAAGTGTTAATCTTATTTCCAAAAGAAACAGCATCGGATCCAAGTTCATCAAACTCTTTAAAAGAAACTGAAAACAAGGGAGGAGCTACTACTGCACCAACCCAATCGGTTGACGATGCATTATTAAAAAAATTAGGTGTAACTAGAACAGGCTCAATTGGAGCTAATCAAAATATTAATCTTGTACAAGATCTAGGAGAGTGTAACGAACTAGGTCGAGCTAGCATGGGTTATAACGAATCTAAAAAAGGTGATGTATCATCTGCTAAGGATAATGCACAATGGGATTCTACAAATAAAATTAATATTAGAGCAAACAATCAGACACTTTATTCAGAAGGCGAATTAAAATTTAGCCAAGACACTGATATTGTAAACGCAATAAATCAAACTTTATTAAACAGTAAATTTGTAGATGAAACATTTGAACCGTCAAAGTTGTCTTCTGAAGGTTACAGGGGCTGGTGGAGAATTGATGTACAAACATATTATCTTCCTATTGATGAAGAAACATTAAAACAAACTGGATCTAGACCTAAATTATTTGTTTACAGAGTTGTACCATACGCTGTTCATGTTAGTAAATTAATGCCCCCTAATACTAAAGCACCTGGATTTGATGCATTAAAAAAACAAGCGGTTAAAGTTTACAATTACATTTATACTGGAAAAAATGTTGATATTATAAGTTTTAATATTGACATGAAACTAGGATTTTTACAAATGATGGCATCTGACGGTCTTGAAAAATCTCAAGATGTTGTGTTAGCAGAACAAGAAGGTAGCGGGGATGAGAAAAAAGAACGAACTGCACCGTTAGTAAATGGAAATACTCCTAGTACTAAATTAGGAACATTGCCTACTGTTGTAAAATATGCCGGAACAAAAACTAACTCTGACAGGCAGGGAGGCGGCGGCCCTGATACTGAAGGTACTAGAGCCGCAAGATTATTTCATCAAGCGTTAACTGAAGGTGCTGATTTTTTAAAGTTAAAGATGAAAATAATAGGAGATCCTTATTATATTGCTCAAAGCGGTACAGGAAATTATACAGCTAAACAAACTGAATATAGTAATCTAAATGCTGACGGATCTGTAAATTATCAAAATGGTGAAGTTGATATACTAATTAATTTTAGAACTCCTATTGATATTAACCAAGGTACTGGTTTATATAATTTTGGAAGCGGTAATAAAAGTGCACCAGTAATGCAATTTAGTGGTCTATATCAAGTATTAATAGTAACTAGTACTTTTAGAGACGGAAAGTTTGAACAAGATTTAATTGGATTTCGCAGAGACGGCCAAGAACTAGAAAACGAAGGGAAACCATTTAGCTCAAAGAATCCACCAAAGGCTCCAGAGGAACCAAAGTAATAATATGCCAGATATTAATAAATCATCATTCCAGCAGCCTAAACCTAGGCCTGGACCGTACTTGGCTAAAGTTATTAGCCATCAACTTTCTACATACATGGGTCAATTAGAAGTTGAAATTTTAAGACCAGTTGGCAGCTCGGGTGGCGAAACGACTCTACATACTGTAAGTTATATGAGTCCCTTCTTTGGACAAACTAGTGTATCGCATATTGGCACCGATCCTGACGACTATAATAATACACAAAAAAGTTATGGTATGTGGATGATACCCCCAGATTACGGATCTACTGTAGTTGTATTTTTTATTGACGGAGATCCTAAACGTGGATATTGGATGGGGTGTGTACCTGATGAAAATATGAATTTTATGATGCCTGGAATTGCAGCCACTGAGCAAGTAGTTGAAGGGGGCGGACGAATTCCAGTAGCAGAGTATAATAAGAAAAGAAATTTAGCACAAACAGATAGCACACAATTTAAAAAACCTCGACATCCAATTGCAGATGTATTAGAACAACAGGGGCTATTAAAAGATGATACACGAGGAATTACTACCAGTAGTGCTCGTAGAGAAACACCTAGTATGGTATTTGGAATTAGCTCCCCAGGCCCAATAGATAAACGAGCAGGTGCAAAAACAGGTAAGATTGGCAAAAAAGAATATCCGATCAATAATGCACCTGTTAGTAGATTAGGCGGAACAACATTTGTAATGGACGACGGTGATGATAAGTTTTTACGTAAACTTCCTGCTCACCAAGGCCCTCCTGAATATGTAGCTGTTGAACAAGGTGAAACTGGCGGTGATCCTACATTACCTCACAACGAATTATTTAGAATTCGTACACGAACTGGTCATCAAATATTATTACATAATACAGAAGATCTGATTTATATTGGTAATGCAAGGGGAACTACTTGGATAGAGTTAACCAGTTTAGGTAAAATTGACATTTATGCTAAGGATAGTGTTAGCATACACACAGAGAATGATTTAAATGTTACTGCTGACCGAGATATTAATTTTACGGCTAAACGTAATATTAATTTAAATGCTAAAAATATTTTTGCAGAAAGTTCTGATAACGTTGAAATTAAAATTGGTAAGAATGGGAAAATTACTGCCGGACTTAATATGAATCTTAAAGCATCCGGCGGCAACGTTAATATCCAATCAAGTATTGATACTAATATTAAAGCTGATGGAAAAATTATACAAAATGCCGCAGGATATTATTTTATACCTGGCGCAGGCGGTGTAAGCCCAGTGTCGTCAGTGGCTGATGTAGCTGATAGTGCTCCAAAAGCAAATAGAATACCGTTAGTTGAACCATGGGCTGGCCACGAACATTTAGATCCTGGGTTTTCTCTTGCAGATTCTACAGAAGCGTCTGCAAGTCCATCACAAAGAGAACCAAGCATGTTTAAAAAGTATACTACATCAACTGATACTTTTAGAAAAATTAAAGGCGGACAATAATTATGAGTTCAAACGCAAATCTATACACTAAGGTAACTTTACCTGCGGTAAAAACTACTGATTCTATTGAATCAAAGATGTACAATGGCTTTAGTTCTGTAAGCACATCTACAGAAAATTTTAAATTATACGACATTGAATTGGTCAAACAAGATATACTAAATCATTTTTATGTTCGTCAAGGCGAACGACTAATGCAACCGTCGTTTGGTACTATTATATGGGATATGTTGTTTGAGCCGTTAACTGAACAATTAAAAAGTCTAATTTTACAAAATGTAAATGATATTCTTAATTCTGAACCAAGAGTAAGAACAACTCAAGTTATTGTATCTACTTACGAAAGCGGTATTCAAATTGAATGCCAATTAACTTACTTGCCCTATAACATTAGTCAAGCATTACAACTACGGTTTGATCAGGCTAACGGTCTACTTACACGATAAACTACCCATATAATTTTATTCAATAAATACTAATAATAGGACATACTATGAGCGCAATTGATAGACAAAACAGATTATTAGTAGCAGAAGATTGGCAAAAAATATATCGATCTTTTCGCAATGCAGACTTTCAAAGTTACGATTTTGAAAATCTACGCCGTACAATGATTGAATATATTCGTACAAACTACCCTGAAGATTTTAATGATTATGTTGAGTCTAGTGAATACCTTGCCCTAATCGACCTTATTGCGTTCTTGGGCCAAAGCATAGCTTTCCGCGTTGACTTAAATGCCCGTGAAAATTTCTTAGAGCTAGCAGAGCGTCGTGAAAGTATACTAAGACTGGCTCGATTAATTAGTTATAATGCTAAGAGAAATACTTCTGCCCAAGGTTTATTGAAATTTTCAACTGTACAAACTACACAGAATGTTTTAGATAGCAATGGTAGAAATTTATCAGGACAGGCAATTACATGGAACGATCCTTCAAACCCTAATTGGCATGATCAGTTTATCAAAGTATTAAATTCAGCAATGCCAGGTACACAACAATTTGGTAATCCTTCAGACAAGGCAACAATCTACGGGATTCCAACAGAGCAATATAGATTTAATACAGCTAATTCTGATGTACCTGTATTTGGATTTAGTAAGGCAGTTGCTGGTCGAAGTATGAATTTTGAAATTACTAGTACAAGTTTTTCAGGGCAAAGTTTCATATACGAGGAACCACCAAAAATAGGAAATAGATTAGCCTGTATATATAGAGATGACGGCCGCGGCGCAGGCAGTCCAGGTTCAGGATTTTTTCTAAATTTTACACAAGGAACACTTAATCAAGGAACTTTCACAATTACACAACCTAGTACTAGTGAATCAGTCGACATAGACAGTCAAAATATTAACGATACTGATGTATGGTTATACAAATTAGATCAAAATAATCTTGAATCAACATACTGGACTAAAGTATCAAGCACAGAAGGCAATAATATAATTTATAATAGTCTTAATAAAAATATTAGAGACATCTATGGAGTCACTACTCGAGTAAACGATTCAATTAGCTTAACATTTAGTGACGGTATATTTGGAAATTTACCTCTTGGAACGTTTCGAGTTTACTATAGAATTAGTAACGGATTAACTTATACAATAAACACTCAAGATATTAGAAGTGTTTCTATGACAATTCCGTATGTGTCTAGTCAAGGCCAATCTGAAAATTTATCAATTACTTTGGATTTAGCAACTTCGGTATCTAATGCATCGTCCGCTGAAACAAATGCTAGTATTAAAACTAATGCTCCGCAAACATACTATACACAAAATCGTATGATTACTGGAGAAGATTATAATATTAGTCCGCTTTCAGCTAACTTATCAGTAGTTAAAGTTAAAGCAGTAAATCGATCAAGTAGCGGTATTAGTCGATATTTTGATCTTATTGATCCTACTGGCAAGTATTCTAGTACTAATCTGTTTGCTGATGATGGAGTACTATATAAAGATGAATTTAAATCAGAAACTAATTTTTCCTTTTCAAATAAAACTGATATTGAAGGGGTAATAAACAATACAATTCTTAGCATTATTAAACGAGATACTATTAAGAATTTTTATTATTCACAATTTGTAGATTATCTTAGCGTTAGTCTTAATACACAATGGAAACATGTAACTTCAGACATTACATCATCTACTGGATATATTACAGATGTAATTGATAATACTATCTATAAAGTATCGTCATTTACAGCAACTGATTTAAAATATTTTTCAGCAGGGGCACTAGTAAGATTTTCTGCTCCAACAGGGTATTATTTTGATACGAAATCAAACAACAAATTAACACTAGGGTCAGTAATAACAACTGGCGCAACGTCATATATATGGGCCGAAGTAGTGTCTATAATTAGTGATGGTACTGCTTCTGGTACTGGTGTGTTATCTACAGGTTACGGCCCAATAACACTTAATCAAAATATCCCTACAGGTGCATTAGTATCTCAAATAATCCCAAGATGGAGAACAACTATCGATCCTAGCGTAATCTCTGTCATGGTTGAGTTAATCTTTACAAACAAACCTTTTGGATTACGATATGATGCTGTATTACAAGCATGGCAAATTATATTTGAATCAAATTTAAATCTAATCAGTGATTTTTCATTAGGTAAAGCAGGCGACGCTACAAACAAAAATCAAGACTCAAGTTGGTTTTTATTGTTCACTACAAATAATGAATATTATACTATAACTAGTAGAGAAATTAGATATATTTTTGAAAGTGATAAACAGATTAAATTTTATTTTGACAATGACAGTAAAATATACGACAGTAAAACAAATGTAGTAGTTAACGATATAATTAAAATATTAAGCGTTAATACTAAACCAGATTCTACATTGCCGTTTACTTTAGACAACACTTGGGAAGTTATTTCTAGTTTTAATGGACTAGATGGATACGTAGACAACACAAAAATTATCATAACATTTGCTGATTCTGATAATAACGGTGTAGTTGATGATCCTGAGCTATTTCTTAATATTGTTAGCCCAACTGTAAATTCGTCAAAAAAATATATTATTCAACAAAAGTATTCTATTAGTACAGGTCAAGAAGATTATCAATACGTATCTAATGATAAAAATTTAGTAATAGTTAAATCAACTGATTCTTCAAATTCATTAGGATCATTGATACAGTATACAGACGGTCAATATTTCTATTTTGAAGATACAAAAGTTGTAAAAAAATTAAATTTAGCAACTTCTAAATTAATACCTACTTTAGATTATAAAGTATATGTTGGCCGAGATAACTTAAAATTTCAATATATTCATAGTGCCAATTATGAATCAAGAATTGATCCTGGGTCAAGTAACATTATAGATATATTTGTATTAACTAAAGGATACGACACACAATTTAGACAATGGTTAGCGGGTGCAGATATTAATAAACCTCTTCCACCAAGTAGTGACGAGCTTTATAACACATTATCGTCTAATTTAAATTTAATTAAATCAATTAGTGATGAAATAATTTATCATCCAGTATCGTATCAAATTTTATTTGGAGCTAATGCAGATTTAGAACTTCAGGCAACTTTTAAAATAACAAAAACTCCTGGATCAGTAGCATCAGATAACGATATTAAATCAAGAGTAATAACATCTATAAATCAATTTTTTAGTTTAGATAATTGGGATTTTGGGGATACTTTTTATTTTACCGAACTATCAACTTACATAATGAATCAACTAGCACCAGATATTTCTAATTTTGTTATTGTACCAACATATGCTGGTTTAAATTTTGGAAGTTTATTTGAAATTAAATCAGCTACTGATAAAATTTTTATTAACGGGGCAACGGTTAATAATATAGAAATTATTTCTGGTATTACTTCAACAAATATAAAATCAGTAAGTGGGACAGCTACTCAAACTGCTACAGCATCGCAACAAATAACAAGTTCAACATACGGAGCATCTAATGGCTGATAACACTAATCCAGATGCAAATAATAGCCTAAGTTCAAATCTTTTACCAAAATTTTACAGAACAGATAGTAATAAGAAATTTCTTCAAGCAACCCTTGATCAATTAGTAACTCCAGGAACTGCTAAAAAAATTAATGGGTTTGTTGGTCGTCAAAATTCTAAATCGTCTACTGGTAGTGATGTCTTTATCAAAGCGGCTGACTCTACTAGACAAAATTATCAACTTGAACCAGCATTGACAGTTAATAGTACATTAGGTAACACTACCTACTTTGGTGATTATATAGATTATATTAATCAATTAAAAGTCTTTGGTGCTAATACATCTGATCATAGTAGAATAACCCAACAAGAATTTTATAGTTGGGATCCGCACATTGACTGGGATAAATTTGTTAACTTTCAAAACTATTATTGGTTGCCTTACGGCCCGGATGCTATTAAAATTTATGGTCAACCTAATGGTGTGACTAGCACATACACTATTAATCTTCAGGTTAACGGTAATTCAAATGTTTATGTGTTTACTCCAGACGGGCTAACTTCTAATCCAACAATTAAATTGTACCGAGGTCAAACATATCACTTTGAAATTGATAGTGTAGGAAATCCTTTTAGTATTAAGACTAGCAGATCTGCTGGACTTACTGATTTATATGTAAATCCTAATTTATCAAATAATTCTATAACTAAAGGAACTATTACATTTACTGTACCTTTTGATGCTCCTAATATTTTATATTATGTTAGCCAAGCTAATGTTGATCTTGGTGGAGTTTTTCAAGTTTTATCTATAGATAACAATACTAGTATAGATATTGAAAAAGATATATTAGGTAAAAAAACATACACGTTATCTAATGGCACTGCCCTTAGTAACGGAATGAAAGTAACATTTGGCGGTAATGTTACCCCAGTAGAATATGCTTCTGGATTTTTTTATGTTGAAGGTGTTGGATCAGCAATTAAATTAATAAATGAGTCTATACTAGAGATAAAGTCAACATTTTCTGATCAAAAATCAGTGCTGTTTGACGTTGACCCATTTGACAAATTACCGTTTGGTGATGCAACTTCGTACGCCGGTAATGTTGATTATATTACTGTTAATAGGGCTAGCATTGATCATAATCCTTGGAGTAGATACAATCGCTGGTTCCACATAGATGTAATTAAAACCAGTGCTATATACAACGGAAAAATAGCAGATATTAATCAAACATCTCGAGCAGTTCGACCTATTATAGAATTTGAACCTAATTTAAGATTATTTAATTTTGGAACAACTGCAATTGCCGATGTTGATCTAATTGATACACATACTACTGATGTATTTTCAACTATAGAAGGTACACTAGGTTACAATATTGATGGGATTAATGTTGCAGACGGTCAAAGAATTTTATTTACAGCAGATACTGATAGGCTAGTAAGAAATAAAATATATCGAGTTAGATTTATTAATTTAACATTAACCAGCGTTAACGGTGTATTGCAAAGACAAATTCATTTAATAGAAGAATCTCTTCCTAAACTTGATCAAGTAGTACTAGTTAAAGAAGGTGTTGCTAATCAAGGATTAACTTATTGGTTCAACGGCACAAGCTGGATAAAAGCACAACAAAAAACTTTATTAAACCAAGCACCATTGTTTGATATTTTTGATGATAATGGAATAAGTTATAGTAATATTGATGTATATAACGGTTCTACATTTTTAGGAACTAAACTATTTTCTTATAAACTTGGAACCGGCACAGCTGATAAAAATTTAGGGTTTCCGTTGTCTCATAAGAATATTAATAATGTAGGCGATATTGTTTTTAATTTTAACATTGCTAACGATACTTTTCAGTACAGAATTAATTCTAATATTATTACAGAATCTACAAATGTTGGATACTTATCTACATTAGATTATTCTAAAAAAACAACGTATGCCAACGGTTGGAAAACATCATTGGCAACTAATGTGCAAGCCGCAGTTCGCATTTATAAAAATTCAAATAAAACTAATAATTTTTATGTCGACGTATACAATAATATTAATGATTTACAAGATCTAGTAGTTAAGGTTTATGTTAATGGAATTCGATTAAATTCCGTAGCATGGAAATTAGTTAATGATATAACTTATAAAAAAGTTGTTTTAACAACTCCAGTGGCATTGACCGATGTAGTGACAATTAAATCATATGCTAGACAACCTATTAATAGCAACGGCTATTATGAAATACCTATTAATTTACAAAATAATCCATTAAACGAATTAGTTACTGAGTTTACTCTAGGCGAAGTAATTGATCACGTAGGATCAATTGTTGATAATTTAACAACGTTTGTTGGCAATTTTCCCGGAGCCAACAATTTAAGAGATTTAGGAAACATTACTCAGTATGGAACAAAATTTGTACAGCATAGTGGTCCAGTAAGTTTAAGTTTATATCATATTACTAATCAATCAAATAATGTTCTTCGTGCTATAGAAAAAAATAGAGAAGATTATGTTAAATTTAAACATAATTTTATAGCAACATCTAATATTTTAGGAATTGATACAGAAATCTCTGCTCAAGTTAATTTAATCTTAGAAAAGATAAACAAAGACAAACCAATTACTGCACCGTATTATTTTAGTGATATGGTTCCGTTTGGTGCAAATTTACAAACAGAGTTATCGGTAGTTGATTCTAGAATTAAAAATTATCCATTGTCTAATGTTTTTAGTTTAGATAAGTTATCAAATAAAGCAGTTATTGTTTATCTTAACAGTAATCAACTATTGTATAGCCGTGATTATACATTTAATGATCAAGGGTTTGTAGTTATTTCAGCAAAGTTGACTAACGGTGATAAAATTATTATTCGTGAGTACGACAGTACTGACGGATGTTTTATTCCAGAAACTCCAACTAAACTAGGCATATGGCCAAAATATGAACCCAAAATTTATGTTGATACTACTCTAGTTACTCCTCAAAAGATGA